TGAATTATACCATAGTTCTTTATTTTCTAACACTGCTCTGGTAAACTGCTCTTTCGCTTCTAGATAGTTTGCGGTACCCTTATTAAGACACAAGTGAATTATTGTGCGCTTGAAATTTTCTCTTCCCAGAGTATCGACATCTGTTTTGAGCTCATCAGAAGAACTCCAATACTCTTTCCAGTCAGATTCGACTTTGTACGACTTACGTTTTTTATTAACTTGCTTTCGTTTGATAGACCAGAAAAATTTCTTTCCGATATATTTCCTACCAGATAACAAGTTTTCAATTTCATAAACGAATCCATAATATTCTCCAGGTTCATAATAAGGTTCACCATTGTATAGCCAATCGGTCATTCGTAATCGTCCGATTCCTCTTCTTCTTCATTATCAATTTCTCCACCACAAAATGGACAGAAATTTACTTCATAATAAGACTCATCAAGAGAATGTTTTAATTTAAAGTCTGCCTCACAGCTTGTGCAGTTGTAATGGTTATTTGCCATTTAATTTTTTTAATCTTTCTGTTTCAGCAGTATATACCCGTTTACGTAATGTTGAGCTGCTGTATGGGTGATCTCTTAGGTGGTAATGTAGCTCGATACCGTTATCGAGACACCATTGCTTACCGGTAAAATCTTTTGTTTTATACTCATCACCTAAGAATCTAATATCAATATGTTGAGTTTTAAATATGTTTAATAGTTCTTCTTCTGTCGAGTATACTAACACCTCGTCAACATACTTACATGCAGATACCTGACAGTACCTCTCATATATAGACTGGACAGGTTTATTTTTAGTATCCGGTCTATCAATGGTAGGGTCTGTTTGGATGGCTACAATTAAATAATTGCAGAACCGCTTTTCTTCTTTTAACATTGTAACGTGACCTACATGGAATAGATCAAATGTACTACAATTAAAACCAATATTATATTTGTTTAACATCAATACCGCCTTTCAACAAAAATTCAACACCGTTAATCTCTCGATATGTATTACGATAATACACAGTACTTATACCTGTTTGATATATTAACTTTGCACAATCAAGACAAGGGGCATGGGTGATGAACATAGTTGCATCAAGACCAGATTCACTTGAGCGGGCTAGCTTTGCAATCGCGTTGGTTTCTGCGTGTAATACTTCTGGTTTAGATTTTAATAACGGTTCTTGAGCAATACGGTGTTCAAGATATTCACATTCATTAGTCCATCCTGAAGGCATACCATTATAGCCAATAGAAATAATTCTATCGTCCTTAACTACAATAGCACCAACCTTAAGTCTTACCGCAGTTGAGAGACTTGCATAAGTCTCCGCAACCGCCATGTGTGCATTAATATATTTTTGCTTCAAGCCGCTTTACCCCAAACATCATCCCATGAACCGGTATGAGCAGCTTTAGCATAGTCGGTTGCTCTATTCTCAAAGAAGTTAGTATGGGTGGGCGCATTAATCATTTCTTCAACCCAGGGTAATGGGTTACGTTTAACCTTCATAATACCTTTAAGACCAAGGCTGATAAGACGACGATCAGTAATATAGCGGATGTAACGTTTAACGTCATCAGCGTCCAAACCATCCATGCCGCCCATGCTGAATGCCAAGTCAATAAACCTGTCTTCGAGAAGAACCATCTTTTCAGCGATTGTGTATAATTGTCCTTTGAGTTCATCGTTCCAAATCTCCGGGTTCTCTTGAATGTAAGTTCTGAATAATTTAATCATTCCTTCGCAGTGCTGTGTTTCATCGACAATAGACCAGGTAACAATCTGACCCATTCCTTTCATTTTACCATGGCGGGGGAAGTTCAACAACATAATAAAAGAACTGAATAATTGCATTCCTTCAGTGAACGCAGAGAACACAGCAATGTGCTTGGCTGTGTTCTCTTTAGTAGAGTTTTGCTGAGAAATGTCTAAAACATAATCGTGCTTTTCTTTCATCTCTGCATACTCAAGAAACTGATTATACATTGTTTCTGGTAACCCCAGGGTTTCAATCAAATGTGAATACGCTGCAATGTGCAGGGCTTCGCGAGCAGCAAAACCAAGCAACATCATCCTGACTTCTGGTTGTGGAAAGTAAGGAAGATAGTTATTGACATAACCGCCAGCAACGTCAATGTCTCCTTGAGTAAAGAATCTAAAGATGTGGGTAAGGAACATCTTCTCTTCTTTAGATAATTTACTTTTCCAATCCTTTACATCCTCTACCATTGGTACTTCGGTATGAAGCCAATGACTCTGTTCATGCTTTAACCATGCGTCGTATGCCCAAGGGTAGTTAAATGGTTTAAACGCTGATCTTTCATCAGTTAATTTACTTTGATTTTTCTTTGACATTTTTTTATTTACTGTTAATTAATTTGTTTACAAACTCTAATAATATTTTATGGTGTTTACCGTTGTGATACTTACCCTTTAACCAGCTGTAACTATCATACCAGAATTGTTCGCTTTCTGGGTGGCATCCTATCAGTCCTATATTTTTCTGTATAATTGCCATCGAGTCACCATTTGAATATGTAGCAATTTTATCGTATTTACCGTCACCAACTAATGCACAACCATCGTACCAAAACATATTCATCGGCTCACCTAACCATTCTATTTCAATATTCTTTGCATGAGGTCTACGCGTATCTGTATTGGGTTGGTTTAAGTACTGTACTGCATCAACATTATCCAACATATCAAAATAATGACTCCCTGCCCAATAAGCTCCCATACAGATACCAAGATATCTACCTCCAACCTGTACAAATTGTTTGACCCTTTCCGCATTGTATTTAAACAATGCATGAAAGCTCTCACTGTGTCCAATCCCGCCTGGGACAGCTACCATATCAACATTCTCAAAAAAATTATATTCAACTTCGTTTTTTGAGAATATTTTAAATTTATAGTGGCCTCCTAGTGCGTCCATTATACCATTACAACTTTGTACTGAACACTTAGGATCATATACAAACAATGCAATGGTTTTCATCTATCCCTCGCAAGCTAAACAAGCATCACCGTCAATAATAGCTTTCATATCTAATTCTTTAATTACTTCCCGCTCAATCCGCTTAGACACTTTATCTGCCTTGCCAATTTTTTCACTGCGGCAATAGTATAGAGTCTTTAGTCCAGATTTCCATGCCAAGAAATGAACTGCGTGTAAGTACTTAATATTAACATCTGGTCTAAAGAATAGATTAAGTGATTGCGCTTGATCAATATACTCTTGACGATCGGCGGCATGTTGTACTAGCCAACGTTGATCGATCTCCATAGAGGTTTTAAATACGTCTTTTGTCCAATCGTCCATCCATGTAAGGTGCTGTACTGAACCATCGTTAGCAATAATACTCGACCAGATATCATTATAATCATTTTGCGATACTAATCCGCTATCACCTGAAAGATGCTTCTCAATAACACTATTTAACCATTTATTTTTAGTTAGATGAGACCCCGATAGAGTATCTTGGCGATAGGCATTAGCGCGGTATGGCTCGATACTAGGAGAAGTATTACCCATGATAATTGAACTACTAGCATTAGGAGCAATAGCCATAAGGTGGCTAAAGCGCTGCCCACTCCCCACTGCATCAGGTGCCTCTCCGCGAAGTCTTCCAAGCTGTTGATTAGCTTCATCTAGTTGACCTCTTATGTGTTTGAAAATTTGTCTATTTCTTCCAACGGCCATAGGCGATTCAAAAGGGATTCCGCTTCGTTGGAGATAAGCATGGAAGCCCAAAGCACCGATACCAATAGAGCGCTCACGTATGGCAGAGAACCTTGCACGCTCAACGGTGGTAGGAGCATTATCAATAAAATACTGAAGTACATTATCAAGCATTTCTGCAACATCACGAAGGAATAAAGGATCATTTTTCCACTCATCATAGTACTCCAAGTTTAAAGATGATAAACAACATACTGCAGTTCTATCTTTATCTGTAGGCAGAATAATTTCAGAGCACAGATTAGATTGACGAATCTTTAAACCAAGTTTCTTTTGAAACTCTGGCATCTTTCTATTACTGGTATCAATAAAGTGAAGGTAAGGCTCTCCAGTCTGCATACGCATATCTAAAACTCGTTGCCAGAGTTCACGCGCTGAAACTACTTCTCTTACTTCGTTGTTATGGGGGTCAACTAAGTTCCAAGAATCATCAGCATCCTTATCTATCATGCTACGTTCGACCAACTGCATAAACTCATCGGTAATATTAATACCGTGATGCAAGTTTTGCGTCCTCATATTAGGATCACCAGTAGGTTTTCTCATTTCTAGAAATAAAAGAATATCAGGGTGACTAATGTCCAGATAAGCAGCATATGAACCGCGGCGAGTCCTACCTTGTCGATAAGCAAGCGATGACGCGTCATAGGTGCGAAGATGAGGCATAACACCAACAGACTTATCGTCAGATGCACGAATACCAATTCCAATTCCTACTCCTCCGCCCAGCATGCTGAGCCAATTTACTTCCGATAATGTATTTACTAACCCAGCTGAAGAGTCATCCAGATAGGGTAAAAAACAGCTAATAGGTAGACCCCGAGCAGAACGCCCGAATGAAAGAATCGGGGTGCTATAACTAAGCCAATGCTTAGAAGAATAATCGTATAGACGCTGGGCATGTGCTTCATCCGTTCCAAATGCTTTTGATACAAACGCAAATCTCTCTTGTGGTGACGTCTCATCATCGCGCATATAGGATTCTTTTAGTCTTAGTAACCCTAGAGTATCAAACAAAGAATCGCGCGAATAGTCTACCGCTATACCATGGACATCGTTCATGTTATTATTATTACCTTACTTATTTTTTTAAATTGTCAAATATCTTTTTTTGCTCAACATACCACAGTTGCCAAGCAGAAAGTTTCTCTTTTAGTTCATAGTACGAACCAGCATTAGTGTTCGTATTTTCAATGATATCACTGAGTTGGATTTCTTTGTTTTTATCCAAAGGTTTTAATGCCCCTGCTGGCTCCATTAATTGAGGGGGGACGGTTGGGAAGGGAATCTTAACCGGTACAGTTGTACATCCGGTAAGTAGTAACGTAAAAATTAGAATACTAATCTTCATTTAGTTACCCCGACAGGTTCAGCAACGGCTTTATTATATAAATCAATTGCAGTAGGGTTAACTTTACAATCAGTGTTAATATACTCTTTCTGTATTTCAATTTCTTTCTTTATTACTTCTACTTGTTGTTTTACAATTTGTATCTTTGTAATAACTTTTTGTTGTACTACAGTATTTGTTTCATTACTCTTTGCGGTGGCTACAGCCACCTGGGCTTCTAACTCTTTAACTTTTGCCTGCCAGGATAACTCATTTTCAACACCACAATAA